CTGCCGCATACGCCTGGCCGAAATTGTGAAATTGGAAAACGCCCATGCCACGAGGACGCAAACCAACGCCCGAGCCCATCCTCAAGCTCCGCGGCTCGCGCGTTCGCGGACCCCACAAGACGGGGGTGAAAGCGCCGTCGGCGATTCCGCCCGCACCGTTTTGGCTGAACGACATCGGCCGGGCCGAGTGGGATCGAATCGTGCCGATGCTCGAGGCGTCCAAGGTGATGAGCCCGCGCCACCAGATGACGCTTGCGGCCTACTGCGATTCGCTGGCCGACATGATCGCGGCCGACGCGGAACTGCGTCAGCACGGTGCCACGTTCATGGACGACAAGGGTAGGGTGAGCAATCACCCAGCATGGAACCGCAAGCGCGACGCCCGGTTGCACATGCTTAAGTTCGCGGCCGAGTTCGGCCTGACGGCGTCAGCCCTGGCAAGAGTGTCATCTGTTGACCAAGCGCCGCAGCAAACAGGCGACGACGACCGCATGTTCGCCTGACACCGAGGCGGCCAAGATCGCCATCCGGTTCTTCGAGGAGAACCTGACGCACGCCAAGGGCGAGCTCGGCGGCAAGGCGTTCCTGCTTGAGCCGTGGCAGAAGAACTACATCGGCCGGCTGTTCGGCACGCTCCGCAAAGACGGTCTGCGGCAGTACCGCACGTCGTTCCTGGCGATTCCTCGCAAGAACGGCAAGAGCACGCTGTGTGCCGGCATCGCTCTCAAGCTGATGTTCGACGGCGAGCCGGGAGCGGAAATCTATTCGTGTGCCGCTGACCGCGATCAAGCCCGGCTGGTGTTTGAGATGGCCAAGGTGTGCGTCGACGCCTCGCCAAAGTTGCGGTCGCGCCTCCGCGTGTTCCGCAATTCCATCGTCAGGGAAGACACGCACTCGGTGTACCGAGCGCTGTCGGCCGAGGCGTTCACGAAGCACGGCCTGAACGCTCACGGTGTGATCTTCGACGAGCTGCACGCTCAGCCCGACCGCGAGTTGAACGACGTGATGGCCACCAGCATGGGGGCGAGGCGTCAGCCGCTCCTGGTCTACATCACCACGGCTGGCCACGACCGGAAGAGCGTGTGCTGGGAGCTGTGGCGATACGCCGAAGCGGTCGCGTCCGGCGCGATCAAAGACGACACGTTTCTTCCAGCGATCTACGCGGCGCCGCCCGACGCCGACTGGAAAGACGAGAAGGTGTGGGCACAGGCCAATCCCAACCTCGGCGTGTCGGTGAAGTTGGATTTTCTCCGCACCGAGTGCCAGCGGGCCGTCGAGGTGCCGGCGTACGAGAACACGTTCCGGCAGCTTTACCTCAACCAGTGGACCGAGCAAGACACCCGCTGGCTCCGCATGGATCACTGGGCGCAATGCGGCAAGCCGTGTCCGGTGCCGATCCAGGGGCGTGAGTGTTGGGGAGGGCTCGACCTCGCGTCCACGTACGACACGACCGCGTTGGTTCTGCTGTTCCCCCTCGAGGACGGAACCTACTGGGTTGAACCGCACTTTTGGATTCCGGAGGAGAACCTGCGGCAGCGGGTAAAGCGGGACCGCGTGCCTTACGACCTGTGGGAGAAGCAGGGCCATCTGCACATCACCGGCGGCAACGTCACCGACTACGACCAGGTCCGTGCCGACATCAACGTCCTGGCTGGCAAATACAACATCCGCCAGATAGCCATCGACCGGTGGAACGCCACGCAGTTGTCGACCCAACTGCAAGGGGATGGCCGCGAAATCGTAGGGTTTGGACAGGGTTACGGCTCAATGTCGAGCCCCGCCAAGTTGCTCGAAACGCTCGTGGTGCAGGGCAAGCTCCTGCACGGTGGGCACCCCGTGCTGTCGTGGCAGGCGGGCAACGTGGCCATCGACTCCGACTTTGCCGGCAACATCAAGCCGTCGAAGAAGAAGTCGACGGAACGGATCGACGGAATCGTGGCACTCACGATGGCGCTCGGGATTCACGCCACCGTGACGCACCAGCCGCCGGTCGATTGGGGCATCACGTTCCTATGAGCACCGCCACCGAAACCGCCGAAGCCGAGCCCGACTGGCGGATCTACGAGGCCCGCGCCGCCGAGTGGGCGTTCGTCGGGGCCGGCAAGACTCCCTCGGGCGTCCGCGTCACCCCGGAAACCGCTCTCACGTGCGAAGCGTTCCTCGGCGTGGTTCGCGTGATCTCCGAGACGCTGGCCACGTGCGACCTCAATCTCATCGAGAAGGTGCCCGGCGGCGGCCGGCGGCTCGCCGAGGAAAAGCCGCTGTTCGACGTGCTCAACTGCATGCCCAACGGCTGGCAGTCGACCATGGAATGGGTCGAGACGATGACCGCTCTAGCGTGCATGTACGGCACGTCGTTCGCCCTCATCAAGCCCGGTGCTCGAGGTGCGGTCGACTCGCTCACGCCTCTGCACCCCAGCCGAATGTCTGTGAAACGGCTTGAGAACGACCAGCTGCTGTACGAGTACCGCGAGCCCGGCACCGAGCGGCCAATCCCATACACGCAGGGCCAGATTTTCCGGCTTCCGTTCTTTTCGACGGACAGCGTCACCGGTAACAACCCGACTGTGCTCCTGCGTAATGCCATCGGTTTGGCTCAGGCCTTGGAGCAACACGCCGGCGCGTTTTTCGGCAACGGCGCCCGGCCTGGAGTGGTGTTCACGAACGACAACGCCATGCCAGCCGACGAGCGCGAGCGCGCCCGCGAGCAATGGGAGCGCATGCACCGCGGGGCGGATCGGGCGTATCGCACGGCAATCCTGCCGCAGGGCATGAAGCCCACCGAACTCGGCCAGATCAACAACGACCAGGCTCAGTTCCTTGAGAGCCGGCAGTACCAGATCATCTCGCTGGCCCGGTACTTCCGCGTGCCCCCGCACCTCGTTCAAGACCTGACGCGGGCGACGTTTTCCAACATCGAGCAGACGGGCATCGACTTCGTCACGCACTGCATCAAGCCGTGGGCCAAGCGATGGGCCGGGGCGATTTACCGTGATCTCATCGGGCCGACGCTTGGCAAAGGCTACCGGGCCGAATTCGACACGAAGTGGATCACGATGGGTGATTCGGCCGCCCGCATCGCTTACATCCGCGACGCGATCTCGTGCGGGCTCATCACGCACAACGAGGGCCGGGCCATGGAAGGGCTCAACCCCATCGAGGACGCCGGGCAGGAACGGTTTATGCAGGTCAACATGACCACCGTCGACCGGATCGTCAGTCCGCCCGCAGCCACGGCGCCGGGCGACACATTCGACGTGCCGATGGCCGACGACCAGGCCGAAGAGAGTGAAACGTCTGTTGCGGGCGAGGCCGAACAAGTCGACCAATTGCTGGAGGGCAACGATGGAACTTGAACGCGAACTGCGGTGCGTGTCGTGCCTCGATGCTCCTGAGGCGGAGTTGCACGTCGAAACACGCTCGGACGGCCGCCCGGCCATCCGGGGCCTCGGCATCGTCTACAACCGCCTGTCGCAAGACCTGGGCGGGTTCCGCGAGCGGATCATGCCTGGGGCCTTCGACAAGATCCTCGGTCGCCAGCGGGGCCGCGTCGACCTCGTGTCGTTTTTCAACCACGACCCAAACATGATGCTGGGCCGGGAATCGGCCGGCACGCTCGAGGTGACGAGCGACGGCGTCGGCGTGCGGTACGTCGTAACGCCCCCGTCGACGCGGGCCGACGTGCTCGAGCTCGTCGGCCGCAAGGACGTGAAGGGCTCGTCGTTTGCGTTCCAAGTGGGCCGCGACGGCGAGTCGTGGACAAGCGATCCGCAAGGGCCGATCCGCGAGATCCGCGAGGCCGCCGGGCTGTTTGAAATGGGCCCCGTGGTGTCGCCGGCGTATGTCCAGACCTCTGCGGCCGTCGGGCTGCGCTCTCTTGAGGCGTGGAAGCGGTCGATTGCTGCCGAGCGCCCGGCATTGGTGCTGCCGCGTTCGTGGCAGCGCGAGGCGGCCGCGGCCGCCGTGGCCTTGAGGCTTCGGAATGTCTGACGCCGAGAAGCGTGATTGCCGTGCTTGTGGCGACCGACTGCGTGTTCGCACGTCCAAGGCCTACGGCAACCAGCAGCTGCGGTACATGGAGTGTCGCAAGTGCGGCGCAACGTGCCGCTGCGTCGTCAAGGCGGGCCAAGTGTTCCGCCGTCAGAGATAGCTGCGGTTGTACGTTACAACCTCGCCCGCTTGCGCGTCTCTGCAAGGGTGCCAGCCCTGCCTCTTAGCGTGGGATTTATCGACCACGCACGGCCCGTTCGGCCGCTCCCCAAGGCAGGAGATCGCCCACGATGGACCCGCTCAAGAAGCTCCAGGACGACGCCGCGGCCACCGCCAACCGGATCGACGAGGTCCGAGCCATCGAGTCCGACGACGCGGCGGTAATCGCCCAGCGCGACAAGGAGCTCGGCGAGCTCATGGCTCGCGCTACCGAGCTCGGCGGCAAGATCGAGTTCGAGAAGGCCGTGCAGGCCTCGGCCGCGAACCTCCGGCAGAAGGTTGCCGTGAGCTCGTGCGTCCCGGCTGTCACCGCCGAGGCCCGCGTCGACGTGCGCGCCGTTTCCGGCCCGAAGCCGAAGCATTTCGACACCGCCGAAAACGCCTACCGCTCGGCCAAGTTCATCCAGGCGACGTTCTTCGGCAACGCCGAGGCCCGCCAGTGGTGCCGCGACCACGGTATCGAATCCCGGACGCTGACCGAGTCGGTCAACTCGTCCGCCGGGTTCACGATGGTCGAGGAGTTCTCGACCAACCTGATCCGCCTGGTCGAGCAGTACGGCGTGGCGATGCAGTATCTGCAACGCGAGGCCATGGGCACCGACACCAAGCTCGTGCCGAAGCGGCTCACCGGCGTCAGTTCCAACTGGCTCGGTGAAGCGTCCGAGATCACGGCCAGCGATCCCAGCGGCACCATGGTGCAGCTGGTCGCCAAGAAGCTCGGCGTCGGCACCAAGGTGTCGAACGAGGCTCTTTCCGACTCCAACGCGGTCAACATCGCCGACTGGCTGCTGCAAGAGTTCGCCACGGAAATCAGCCGTGCTCTGGACGACGCGACCTTCAACGGCACCGGGGCCTCGAGCTACGGCGGGATCTACGGCATCGTCCAGAAGATCAACACTTCGGCGTACGCCGGAACGGTCGTCACGGCCTCCAGTGCCACCGCGACCAGCTGGACGCTTGCCGACTTCGAGAAGGCCCTCGGTAAGCTCCCGCGGTACGTGTTCCAGCGCGGCCAGCCGGCGTGGTTCTGCCACCACAACGTCTATCACAACGTGATGCAGGCCCTGGCGATCAACGCCGGCGGTAACACCGTCGACACGATCAGCAACAACGACGGCCTGCGGTACCGGTTCCTCGGCCTGCCCGTGGTGCCGGTGGTGGTGATGGATTCGGTCGTCACCAGCGACACCGGCAAGGTCAAGGTGCTCTGCGGCGACCTCAGCCTCTCCAGCATCCTCGGCATGCGGCAAGATTTTTCACTCCGCATGACCAGCGAGCGGTTCATCGAGCTCGACGTGACCGCGTGGTACGGCACGGGCCGCTACGACGTTGTCCACCACAGCCTGGGCGACACGAGCAACCCCGGCCCCGTGGTGGCCATGAAGACCGCCTGATCCGCCGCCTGACACCTTCCCCGCATCCCTCGGTTAGCAGGAGACATCACCAGTGTTCCACGTTGCTGCAACCAAGTCCGACGTGAAAGCGGCCTCGTCCGTGGCGGCTTCGGCCACCCACAGCCACGAGATCGACACGCTCGGGTACGAGTCTCTCTCCATCGACGTGGTGTTCTCGCCGTTCACGGCGGCCACCTCCTCGGCGGCTTCGGTGCTCAAACTCCAGCAGTCCGATTCCAGCGGCTCGGGGCAGGCCGACATCACCGGTTGTGTGGGCGGCACCTCGTTTACCGTTGGTGCGGGCTCCACGACCGGCGCCAACAACGGCTACGTGGCTCGTTTCAACCTCGATCTTCGAGGCAAGAAGCGATACGTCACGGTGTTGGCCAGCCCCGGCAACACGGTCGCCGTCTCGACGGCTGCCCGCCTCGGCCGTGCCAATCAGGCCCCGACCGACGCGACCTCGGCCAACACGAACGTGTACGTCAGCGGCTGACGCTTGACGCATCACGCACGATACGCCCAAGCGGGCGGCGGGTAGCCCCCGTCGCCCGTTTGCTTTTCATGGAGGCTCCCCGTGCGGTTCACCGTTGGCAATGTCGAACACGACCTGCGGGTTGAGGCGGCGTGCTCGTACCCCAGGCTGGCGTTCACCGACAACCTGTTCGCCATGTTTCAGGCGTTCCTCCCGCACGGCATCAAGCCGACGCGGTTCGTCGGGGCGTTCTGGGACCAGTGCCTTGACCGCGTGCTGCTCGACCTGGTCGACCGGACGGATTGGATCGTCGTGACCGACTACGACTCGGTGTTTGAAGCCGACACGATCCAGAGGCTGATGGCGGTGGCTCTTGCCACTGGTTACGACGCGGTCGCCCCGCTCCAGGCCAAGCGTGACAACGGGGCCCCAATGTTCACTCCCGCCGGCCACAGCGGCATCGGCATGGTGGAACTACCCAACAGCTACTTTGAGGCCCTGGTGCAGCCAGTCGAAACGGCTCACTTCGGCTGCACGATCTTGCGGTCCGCGGCCCTGAAACGGCTGCCGGCCCCGTGGTTTCAGTCCACCCCGAACGGCTCCGGCCATTGGGGCGACGCCGCGGAGGGCGAGGCCGACCGCGTCGACGCCGACATCTACTTCTGGAGGCACTGGCGGGCTAACGGCAACACCCTCGGAATCGCTCCGCAGGTGGCCATCGGGCACGCGGAGCTCCAGATCACGTGGCCGGGCCGCGACCTCAAGCCCGTTTACCAGTACCCCGCCGACTACTGGGCACAGGGCGGCCGCCGGCCGGCCAAGGCGTGGGGTTCCATCGAGCACGCGGAGGCCAGCACATGCCCCTCGAAATGATCAAAGTGCGGTTCCTCCGCAGCATCGACCGGTTCGCCGCGGGCGACACCACGACGGTCGACGCCAAGATCGCCGATTGTTGGATTCGCCGCCGGCTTTGCGTTCCCGAGCCCGGCGAAGCGGCGGTCGAGGTGGCGGTCGTGAATCCGCCTGACGTTCGCACGGCCGACGCCACCCCGAGGAGAAAGCGCCGATGAAATGGCGTTCCCTGACGCGATCCATCCAGCCGGTTGTCGAACCCGTGAGCCTCTCGGAAGCCAAGGCCCACCTCCGCGTCGACGGCGAGGCCGAAGACGACCTCATCATGGGGCTCATTTCCGCGGCTCGTGAGTGGGTGGAGGTCTACGTAGACCGCACCCTCATCACGACCCAGTGGACGATGAAACTTGATTCGTTCCCCACGATGGCCCGGCAGCTGTCCGAGGCCTACATGGACCGCACGTTCATCGCCACGCAGATGACGACCAGGGCGGACATCTTTCCGCCCGACATCGAGCTCCCCCGGCCGCCGATGTCGCGGACGAGCACCGACACAACCGTGTCGTACGTCACCGCAGAGGGCACCACAACGACGCTGCCGGCCGGTCAGTACCGGGTGGACGTAGATTCCACCCCCGGCGTGGTTCGGCCGCCCTACGCGGGCACGTGGCCCTCTCACAGGGTCGATCAAAACAGCGTCACGATCACGTGGTACGCGGGCTACGGCGATTCCGGGGACAAGGTACCCCAGAGCATCCGCAACGCCCTCAAGATGGTCGTGGCCCACCTGTGGCGAAACCGCGAAATGACCACGGCAACGGCCCTGACCGAGACGCCCGACGGCGTGAAGATGCTGCTCGATTCGCAACGCTGGGGGGTGTACCAGTAATGCCACTCGACGCAGGCCAGTTGTGGGCCAGGATCACCATTGAGCAGCCGACGCCGACGCAGAACAGCGTGGGTGAGGCCACGCTGTCGTGGTCGACGTTCTCAACCGTGTGGGCCGACGTGCAGCCACTTGGCTCCCGCGAGAGCGTGCAGTACGGCGAGGTGCTCGGGACGATGACCCACAAGGTCACGATCCGCTACCTTGCCGGCCTGACCTCGGCCATGCGGATCGACTACGACGGCCGCAAGCTCGAGATCGGCCAGATCAACGAGCGGGAGCGCCGCTGGATCCAAGAAATCATCTGCACCGAGCGGAGGGATGCGGCATGAGCGTCACCGAGTGCCCGGAGCAGTTCCTGTACTGGCGGCTGACGACGCACACAAGCGTCTCCA